GTTCTTGCTGATTTTACAGGTGCTAATGGAGATGGTACAACTGGTGCAGCTACAGTTACTGTTATGTACTTACAAAATAATTCTGTTCAAGACGCAGCAGATCTATAATAATTAATTAAGTGTGGGCCTTCGGGCCCACATATTAATGTTAAGGAGAAAAAAATATGTCAAGTTCAGTAACAACAGTTAAACAAACTATACCTTTAACAGCAGATGGGTTAGCTCAAAAATATGTTGGCACAAGTGCTACTAATATTACTAAAGCTAGAATTATGAATGTTTATGGTCAAGCAACAGCAGCGGATGCTGAAATAAAAATTTACGATGAAGCAGATGCTTCTAAAACAGCTTCTAAATTAGTATTTCATGGTAAATTTGGAACAGCGGCTAATCAGGTAGAGAGTTTTGATATTGCCGGTCAAGGTATCAAATGTGATGCAGGTATGTATGTTGATTTAACGAATTGTGATTTTTGTACGATCATAGGCGCATTTACATAATAGAGGTAGCCAATGGCAAATACTACTTCGGGTGCTTATACTTTTGATAAAACCTTTGCGATAGATGATATCATAGAGGATGCGTACGAGCGTATTGGTTTACAAGGTGTATCCGGTTATCAATTAAAAACTGCAAAAAGATCTCTTAATCTATTATTTTCAGAATGGGGTAATAGAGAAATACATTATTGGGAAGTTGCTAATCAAAACGTACCTTTAGTAAACGGCGTAAACACATATACATTTTTTAGAACTACAGCTGATGGAACGCAGACAAGCAGAGTAAGCACTACGTTATCGGCTAACATAGCTTCTACATCAGTAACAACGGGTATAACATTAACATCGATTTCTAACCTTCCTACAAACGGTTTATTGTTAGTAGGCACAGAACAAATAGCTTACACAGGTTTTTCATCCACAGAATTAACAGGTGTTGTTAGAGGAGCAAATGGTACAACGGCTGCTACTCATACAAGTGGAGATGAAGTAAATCAATTTGTAAGTGGTATGGATGATATTTTAGAAGCTAACTATAGAAATGCTTCTAACGTAGATTCTCCATTAACAAAAGTAAGTAGATCGCAATACCAAGCTTATTCTAACAAAACAGATACAGGTACGCCTACATCATATTTTGTAGAAAGATTTATTGATAGAGTTACTATGACTATTTATTTAACACCAGGAGCATCACAAGCTGGTCACCACATTAATTTTTATTATCAAAAAAGAATACAAGACGCTGGAGATGCGTATACAAATGCTGCAGATGTTCCGTACAGATTTGCACCATGTATGACAGCAGGTTTAGCATTTTATCTATCTCAAAAATATGCACCACAAAGATCTCAAGAATTAAAACTTTATTATGAGGATGAATTAAAAAGAGCATTAGCAGAAGACGGCTCTGCATCTAGCACATTCATAGCACCAAAAACATATTACCCAGGAACTTAACATGGCTTCTTACGCAAAAGGTAAACATGCATTAGCTATCTCAGACAGATCCGGTATGGCATTTCCATATAATGAAATGGTTACAGAATGGAATGGTTCATTTGTTCATTTTTCAGAATTTGAACCTAAACAACCACAATTAGAACCAAAACCAGTTAGTGCAGATCCTCAAGGTTTAGAAAAAGCAAGACCGGCTAGAACAGAATTTCCAACAGAAGATTTTTTACCTAACAATCCTTTTCAACTTAGTTCTACTGATCTCGTTCCTACACAAACAGCACTTAGTGTTAATGCAGCTAATAGTGGTTTAGTAAATGGAGATTACGTTAGATTTAGAGATGTTAAAACTCCTTTATTTACTAATGACGGATCTGTTTATTATAAAGTGGTAGAATTAGAATTAGCAACAACTTTAACTAATGCAATAAATGCAACTGATACAACAATCACGTTAGATAATATGCCGACTGTTACTACATTAGGTGATACATGGCCTTCGTCAGGTTTTATAATGATTGAAAAAGTTTTAACAGCTGACGATACTACTAATCCTCTTCTTGTGGGAACGTATCAAAACGAAGTAATTGAATATACTGGAGGAAATAGAAGTGATAATATTTTTAATGTGGTTTCAAGAGGTACTTCAGCTCCTTATAGAGGAGTTCGTCCTAAAAAAACAACAGCAGGTTCTCATCCAGTAGGAGCTAAAGTATTTGGTTCTAGACCTGTTACAATGGTACAAACTACTTTTGTTAATGACGCTAATACAACTGTTACAGAAGAAAATAGTTATTTAGTTCCAGCTCTTGCTAGAGGTCTGAATTTTGTATCTGACACGTATTTAGCAGGTGGTGGTTTGCAGTGTACATACGGTCCAATAAATGATAGAGCTTAATTATGTCAGGAATTAGTTATAACACTTTAGTTACACAAATTAGAAACTACACAGAAGTAGATGCTAATGTTTTGACTACAGATATTTTAGAAAACATTATTTTAAATGCACAACAAAGAATATTTTATGATGTGCCTATGGACTCAGATAGATTTGTACAAGAGGGTACTATGTCTGCAGGAAACAATTCTATTAATGCACCAGCAGGAGCGCTATTTGTTAGAGGTATAGAAGTATTTAATTCTACAAGTGCTACAACAGGCCCTGGTCAATGGTTAGAAAAGAAAGATCAAACTTATCTAGCTGAATATGTGAGTAGAACTACAGGACCAGAAGGTGGAGTAGATGGGAAGACTGTAACAGGATTACCAAAATACTATGCTATGTTTGGTGGTGCTACAGGTCTAAGCGATACTACATCTGGGGCTATGTATTTTGCTCCTACACCAGATCAAGCCTATAAATTTAGAGTATATTACAATAAAATGCCTGCTACTTTAGAGTCTGGCAACCAAACTAATTATATTAGTTTAAACTTTCCTCAAGGTCTTCTATACTGCTGTTTAGCTGAAACTTATGGCTTTTTAAAAGGCCCAACGGATATGTTGACATTATATGAGCAAAAGTATAAACAAGAAATACAGAAGTTTGCGGGAGCACAATTAGGTAGACGTAGACGAGACGACTATACGGATGGAACAGTAAGAATCCCAGTCAAGTCACCGTCACCGTAAAGGGATAAAATATTATGGCAATAACATCAGCAATATGTAATAGTTTCAAACAAGAGATTTTAGTAGAGGGTCACAATTTTACTAATGGTGCAGACTCATTTAAATTAGCTTTATACACAAGCTCAGCAACTTTAAATAAATCAACAACTGCTTACACAGCACCTGCAGACGGCACAGCAGATCCAACAAACACTTATGAAGTTAGTTCAACTTCAACAGGATACACGACAGGTGGAAATGCTTTAACAAGCACGACACCAGTTTTATCCGGTGATACAGCATGTGTAAAATTTGCAGACACAAGTATTAGCTCAGCTTCTTTTACAGCAAGAGGTTGTTTAATTTACAATTCAACTAACGCAAACAAAGCGGTTTGTGCTGTTAACTTTGGTGCTGACAAAACTGTAACTAGCGGAACTTTTACAATTCAATTTCCAGCTCAGACAGCAGGCAACGCAATCGTTCAGATAGCTTAGGAGGGTTACCATGCCCGATGTATCTTCAGGATGGGGTCGACTTACCTGGGACCAATCCTCATGGGGAGGCTCAACCGTTTTAGCTCAAGGTTGGGGTGCTAAATCTTGGGGAGATTCTGAATGGGGTCAACTCAGCGACGAAACAATTACACTTACAAGTTTATCTTCAACAACAGCTGTTGGAACTTTATCTGTAGAGATAAGACCCGGTTGGGGTACATTATCTTGGGGTATTAATGGTTGGGGTTCTGTAGAAGAAGCTAACGAAACATTACCAGGATTTGTATTAACATCAGCCGTAGGATCAATAGTTCCAGCCGATCAAGTTATGGGGCTAACAGGTCTGTCTTCTACAAGCGCAGTTGGATCTTTATCTATTAATACAAGTTTATCTTTAACATTACCAAACCAAGGTTTAATATCTTCGTTAGGTCTTTTAGGAACAGAAGACTCTGTAGGTTTATCTGGTCAATCTGCAACTTCTGCTGTTGGAAGTATTACTGCTTCTCCAGAAACTTTTGCAAATCTTGCAGGCTTAGGTTTATCATCAACAAGTTCTGTTGGCGACGTTGACATAACATCAGCTTTAATTTTACCTATATCTGGTCAATCTGCAACTACATCTATTGGAAGTATTTCACCAGCGGATGTAATGGGATTAACTGGTTTATCTTCAACATCTGCTCTTGGTTCTTTAACTACAGTTCAAGTCACGAATGCAAGTCTTGTAGGATTAGGTTTATCATTAACAGCTGAAGTAGGGGCATTTAACGCTATTCTAGGATATGCTGATGTAGATCCTGTATTGACGGCTAGTTATTCTAATGTTACTAGAACAACAGATGCAAGTTATTCGAACGTAACAAGGACTTCCGGAGCTAGTTATACGGATGTTGACAGCGTAGGCTAGATGAAATATATATTAACAATAACTTCGAATATTCGAACAGGAGATAAGATTTAATATGGCATCAACGTATACACCTCTCGGTATAGAAAAAATGGCTACTGGCGAGAACGCTGGTACATGGGGAACAAAAACTAATAACAACTTAGATCTTATAGAACAGATATCTGGTGGCTATAAAGTACAAACTTTAAATGCTGGTGGTTCAGGTGCTAATACTACAGCAGTAACTCAATCAGATGGCGCTACAGGCTCTACTGTTGCAACAAGAGTAATTGTTTTAGGCGCAGAATCTCCTGAAACAATTTCTGGAAATAAAATTATAACTTTTCCAGTTCTTACAGAAAATTTTTATTTAATTAAAAACAGCACATCAGGTTCTTACACAGTACAATTAAAAGCCGCTTCAGGATCAGGCGCTACAGTAACATGGGGAACTGGTGATAAAGATTGGAAGCTAGTTTATTTTGATGGTGTAGCAACTAACACAGGTGTTTATGATGTTGGTTTTGGTGCAGGTACAACTCCTGGTGGATCAAACACACAAATTCAATACAACAACTCCGGTTCTTTTGGCGGAGATGCAGATCTAATATGGACTGCAGGAACAGGTTTAATTATTAACTCACAAAAAGAATTAAGGTTAGCAGACACTGATGATTCTGCTTATATAGGATTAAGATCTCATGCAACTGTATCAAGTTCGTATACACTTACAATGCCTGCAGCAACAGGTACAGCAAATCAAATTTTAGTTACAGATGGTTCTGGAAATTTATCTTTTGTAGATAATTCTGGTGGTACATCATGGCAAGCAATTAAAACAGGAAACTACACAGCTTCAGCAGGTGAAGGTGTATTTGCTAATACTTCAGCTGGCTCATTTACAGTAACTCTACCAGCTTCTCCTTCTTTAGGTGATGAAGTAAGTATTGTAGATTACGCTGGAACATTCGATACTAATAATTTAACGGTAGGAAGAAACTCACAACCTATCATGGGAACAGCCGCGGACCTTACAGTAAGCATAGAAAGAGCTGGCTTAACTCTTGCATATGTTGATAGTACACAAGGTTGGCTGCTAAAGGATAAATAATCCATGGCAACTATAACTATAACAGTAACCGTATCTAATCCGGGTTCTGGTAATAAATATTATTTAGATGGTGCGTTAGGTGCATATGCTGCAACACCAGGAAATACTTACAAGTTCGATCAAGCAGATGGATCAAATTCAGGACACCCTTTAAGATTTGCAACAGCTGCAGACGCAGCTGGAAGTTCAGAATATACTACCGGAGTTACAACTAGCGGCACACCAGGCAGCGCAGGAGCATATACACAAATAGAAGTTACAGCTACAACAACACAAGCATTATTTTTTTACTGTACTAATCATTCTGGAATGGGAGATTCTTTTAATGTTGGTGGTACAGGTACAGTTCAATTACAAACAAGAAGTGGTTTTCCAATACAAAACCTAACATCAGATCCCGTACCTTTTGCACAAGCAAAAACAAATGATCCTTATGGAGGAACTTGGTCTAGTGGTGGAGCTTTACCACAGGCAAATAGATCAATGGGTGTATTTGGAACATACACCTCTTTAGTTGCTGCAGGTGGTTCTGTTCCAACACCAAGTAGCACAGAGGCTGATTCTTATGACGGAACATCATGGTCAGAAATAGCAGAATTAAATTCAGCTAAAAATGAAAGTATGGGTTTTGGTAGTTCTGGATCTTCAGGATATATTGTTAAAGATACAACTGAAAACTGGAATGGTTCTACTTGGACAGAAGTAAATGACTTAAACGTGGCTAGAGGACTAGCTTCTGCCGCAGGAACGTCTAGTGCATCTCTTCTTGCAGGAGGAGAGTCAGGACCCGGCGCTTCTGATTTAGTTGAACAGTGGAATGGCACTTCTTGGACTGAAATAGCAGAAATTAATACTGATAGACAAAGTGGATCTGCAATGTCAGGCACTGTTACTGCAGCTATTGTTTCAGCTGGTTATACTGGAACAGCGGAGACAGCAAACGCTGAAACTTGGAACGGTTCTGCATGGACTGAAGGAAGTAATATAAATGAGGCTAGGAGAAGACTTGGGTTTTCAGGAACAAGTGTACCAACAGCATTAATTTTTGGAGGTGCGCCTGGATCTCCAGGACCAACAACGGTCTCAGGTAAAACAGAATCTTACGATGGAACATCTTGGACAGAAGTAAACGATATGGCAACAGCTAGACGAAGTATTGGAATAGGTGTTGCAGGAACTGGAAGCAATGCTTTAGCAGTTGGTGGTCTTACTCCAACAGTTACTACATTAACAGAAGAATGGGCTTTCTCTGGCATCCCGCCAACTGCACCCGCAGAAGGATACTCAGACGCGATCGTTGGACAAATGTATTACAATTCAACATCAGGACAATTTAAAGCTATTAAATCTGGTGGAGCACCTATTGGAACTTGGGGTAGTTCTGCAAATCTTAATACAGCTAGAGGAGATGGTTTAGGTGGTTTTGGAACAACTTCACTTGCTGGTGTTGCAGGAGGCGATACCGGAGTTCCAGGAAATAGTTGGGTTGCAAACACAGAAATATATAATGGATCATCTTGGTCAGAAGTTGCAGATTTAAACACGGCTGGATATTTTATGCAGGGAACTGCGGGAACAAGCACAGCATCTATTACTGCTGGACGTAGAACTAGTGGTAACACAGATAATGTTGAATCTTGGAATGGAACTTCTTGGACTGAAACAACAGAAATTAACACTGCAAGACGAGGTCCACAGTCTGTACAACCAGCATCGGCTGTGTCGGCTTTTTTAATTTTTGGTGGATATACAACAACTCAACTTGCAGTCACAGAATCTTGGAATGGATCAGCATGGACTGAAACTACAGATATGAACACGGCAAAATATGCATTTGGTGGCGGAGGGGCAGGTCCATCTGATGCAATCGCTTGTGGAGGACAAGGACCACCGGGTGGTAATTCTACAGAAATTTGGGACGGATCTTCTTGGACTGAAGTTGCTGAAATGAATGCATCAAAAATTGAAGGTGCATCTGCTGGAATATCAACATTACTTATGTATGGAGGTGGTAATAATCCAGGTGGATCTGGTCTTGAAACTTGTGAGGTTTACAACGGTTCAAGTTGGTCAGAAGTAAATGATTTAGCTGACGGTGGTAATGGTGCATCTTGTCATATAGGAACAGCCACAGACTGTTTTTTTGCAGGAGGTATACCACCTACAACACCAAATGCTGCATCAGCTTCTACAGAACATTTTTTGGCAGCAGATTTTCAAATTAACCCCGTGACAACAAGTTAATTATGATTTATAAACAAAGAAAAGGAGGAAGCAACTATGGCATATAAATATTGTACAGCGACTAACTGGGGAAAAAACTTTTTCACTCACGAAGAGAGAAAACAGTTTCACCTATCTGGTCATCCTGGAGATGTTTGGGTTGTAGGCGATAATCTTTACGGCGATCAAT